CAGGCCGAGGCAATGATAACGTCCGGGGGCACCTATGACCGCATATGGATACAGGCCCCCAACAGCGGGGTCAATGGCAAGATCGGGACCCTCAGACTCACGAACCTATACACGAAGGGCGGCATCTGCAAGCTGGCTAAGATGAATATAGGCACCGCTGAAATTCTTCTCAATGAGATAGGCATGGGAAATGGATTCGCCACGAAGGAATTCACAATCGGCACGGATGTAACTGCTGCCAATATAACTCTGGAGGACAATGTTGAGGTAACCATAGCGGAGCCTGCGACAACGTAAGAGGTGCATTGATGCCGGGTAAGCCCATCTGGAGCCGTTCACCAGCGGAGAGAAACTTTCCTCAATTGCCCATGAGCCCAAGGGTGGCGAAGCTGCTCGCGGAAAGAAACCCCATAAAATATGAGGCGTGCCCCAATAGGGACGGCCTGGGCCACTGGTGGATTCTGGAGTCACTTACCGCACGCACCGGCACCAACGGCAAATGCAAAGAGTGCGGGGAGGAGCGAATGTTTAACCCCGAACTGCCATCGGAGAAGACCCAAAGCCAATGGCCTTGGACAGGCCCAGCCGGACTGAGCGGCAAAAGATAGGATTATGCCTAGAAGAGGCGAACGGCAAAAACACCCCGCGCTCGCGGCGAAGTATACCCAGGACATGGACCGCCTCATGCGGGAGCAAGACGATGCTCTTATTGGCTGGGAGACGTTCACTAAGAGCGAACGCAAATTCCTAGCCATGCTTCCATACCACAAGAACTACTCCGAGACTGTCCGCTTCATGGGCATGTCTCTCTCCTGGCTCAATAAGCAGATGGCCCGTAAGCCCCTCCTACGCTTGGCGGCGCAGAACCGAGAGGGCTATATACCCAGACTGCTGGAACTAATGCTCCAAGACATGCTGCCTCGCTCGGCTATGGTCATGCAGGAAATCATAGATAACGATGGCGATAAGAAGATGCAGATGGACGCTATCAAACACCTTCACCGCATCACGGGCGTGAGCAAGGAAGAAGTAGCACCAGGCGTTACAATAGGCCAGAAGATAGATAAGCAGCAAATCATTATGTTTGGCAAGGAACAACCCCAACTGGAGGAGGCGTCTCGTGATGAGCAAATATCATAGTGGCGATTGACCTACGGGAGATTTATAAACCCCACGCAGGGCAGGCAGAGATGCACAATTCCCCCGCGAAGGTGAAGGTGTTGGTCTGCGGGCGGAGATTCGGCAAGTCGAGATACGCCCTGTTTGAACTCCTCAAGACATTTATCGACTCCTGGGACTTCCCCGTAGGCCCTGAGACCGTACCCCCGTTCCACGCATGGGTGGTCGCACCGGCGATGCCCCAGGCGAGGCAGGCTTGGGACGAGTTGATTAACTTCATCCCGACTGAGCTGGTGGCCGAGGGCGGCATACACCTGGATGAGCATTTTATCTATCTTAGGGGTAGCGAAGGGCGCTCTTGGGGCAAGATAGAGGTTAAAAGCGCCTTTGACCCCGAGAACCTACAGACCGCTGGCCTCGACTTCCTGTGGATCACCGAGTCCCAGGACATATCCGATAAGGCCTTTGAGAAGGTACTCCCCACACTGCGTTCTCCGCAGCGTATGGGCAAGGCCGTGTTTGAGGGCATCCCCAGCCTTTGGCCCGACCACTGGTTCCGGCGTGTGTTTATGAGCGCCAAGCGGGGCCGGGAAGGCTACTATTGGAAGCAGGCAACGGCGTTTGAGAACCCATTGCTTAGCGAAGAGGCCAGGGTAGAGATTGAGGCCGACCGGGAGCTGCTCCCCGACAAGGCTTGGCGACGCCTCTATCTGGCTGAGTTCTCCGAAGCGGGCGGGTACTTCTCAAATATTGATAACTGTATTTCGGGCGACGAGTTGTCCGAACCCGTGGGAGGGCGCTATGTCGCGGGACTTGACCTCGGACGAAAGGTTGACGCATCTGTACTGCATGTTATGGACGCCACTCGACGGCAAGTCGTTCACCATCGTTCCTGGGATGCTGGCCAGTCCTGGCCAATCCAGCGTGAGGGCGTTGCGCACGAATGTGGGCTATGGTCAATGGAACTTCTGGTCTGCGACGCAACGGGGATGGGTGGCGACATATTTTCCTCTGAACTAGAGGAACTCGGCATACCGATGGAGCCTGTGGTTATCAGCCAGAGCAAGCGGGACAACCTGCTCAAGACCCTGGCCGTATCCCTTGAGCGTGAGACTGTTCACTTCCCGCCCATACCGTCGCTGCTCAGGCAGCTCAGGGCCTTCCAGTACCGCAAGACCTCCAGCGGAGGATGGAGGGCCGAGGCTCCGCCGGGAGAACATGATGACGAGGTCTTTGCCCTTGCCCTTGCCTTGCAGGGCTGTGACCCTGCGCCTGCCCTGGGCTACATGCCGAGGCTTACTCCCATGACCTATGTGCCCTCAGAACGGCAGATAGCCGGAGGGGGCTTGTCAAGTGGTGCTAGAATGATGAGAGAACGGCGGGAGGAGCGGCAGCGGGAACGGCTGGAGAAGGCTGGCGTTGAGGGATGAGCAACGTAATACGGAGGGTGCCACTGGGGGACTAAAGGAGTATCGGAAGAGGGGTAAACGTAGATATGGTCACAGTTTTGGCTAACCGTTCCAATGGCACGCATATGGTGGAGATGCTGGAACCCCAGGATAACCCGCCTAGGCTGGATGATGTACTAGACCTCATTGAGCGATATCGGCGCTACTACACGGTCTTCCGTAACCAATGTGACCAGGAAGAGGATTGGTATTTCGGCAGAGTCGAGCCCAAGGTGCCTGCTGGCATAGACCCCGTGATCCCCGCTACCGCACGAGCACTAATTAACGTCGCGACCGACCACATAGATGTGTCGCATATCTCTATAGATGTGCCGTTAGCGAGTGTAAGGGCCAAGGCCAGGGCGGAACGCATCATGAAGTTCCTACAGGGCGCATGGGCGTCAGTGAAGGAACCAGTCTTGCGGACCCTCGTGCGCCATCAGTTCACTTACGGCATTGGGTGGCTCAAGCTGATGTGGGACGCAGACAAGTGGCCCTGTGCGCCGGTTTTGGACGACTTCGCCTCAGACGAAGACTATAAAGAGGCCCTTTCCGATTTCATGGACAAACGGGATATCACTTTCCCGTTCCGGGTCACCAATGTGAACCCGAAGTTCCTACTATGGGACGATTCTAAGATTCGTACCAAGTGGGCTATCGAGATATATGACCGGCAGGCCAGGGATATCCGCTACCGCTACCCTGAGTGGGTGTCAGCCCTTGACAATAACAGCATGGCCTCCTGGGTTGAGTACTGGGACGAGGATTGGGTAGGCTATATCGCTGACAGGGAGTGGGTCTGGGGGCCGGTACGCCATCATTATGGCTTCCTGCCGTATATCCAGGCCTTGCCTGCCAACTCCATGAACCTTATGGACGGTAAGCCGGAAGAACGCTATCAGGGCGTGCTCTACCCGGTACACTCGCTCCTCATGGAAGAGGCTCGCCTTATGAGCCAGTACTCCACGCTGATGAAAGTCTACGCTTGGCGTACCTTGGATTTTGTCGGCAACCAGGCTTCTGCCGAGAAAACCCGACAGAACTACGAAATATTCGGCGGCATGAACGTGGTGCCGACTGGCGTAGAAGTTAGGGCAAGCCCTTATGTTCCTCCCCCACCTGAGATACTCCAAGAGCTGAATATCGTACAGACCGCAATCGAGATGGCTACGTTCCCCAATGTCATCCGGGGCGTGCGGCCCAAGGGTGTCTCGGCAGGCTTTGGTATCTCTATATTGGCTGGCATGGCCCGCCTAGTGTTCCAGGGAGTAGCCGACGGCACATCCCGGTGCCTAGAGCGGGTAAATACAGGCTTTCTGAAGCTGGTTGAGAATAAGGCTGGCGAAAAGGTCACTGTCCACGCACGTAGCGAGGTGCACTCATTTGACCAGGGCATCGGCCCGGAGGATATCAAGGGCTACCACGAGAATATCGTAGGCCTGAAGGCTGAGGCCCCTGAAGAGCGGGAGAGACAATCCCTGCTGGCGAGACAGTTGTATACCAGCGGCATGACCTCACTCTATGAGGCCCAGAAGCGTATCGGTATTATCAACCCATTGGAAGAGCAGATGCAGATGGCTGCTGAACGCTTGCTCCAAAGCCCTGAGATACAGATGGCGATGAGCCAGCTCGCGGCGGAACGCCTTGGCCTTTTGTCCCAACTAGCGGAAGCCACGGGCGCACCAGCCGGAGAGGGCGTGAATATTGGCAATCAGTTCCTGCCGGGTCTCTCTCAGTTGCAACGGCCTGGTGAGGCGAATATTCAGCAAGCGAGAGTAGCGGCTAGGCAGGGAGAACCATCAGTGTTCCCGCAGGGATTGGGTGGAATTCAAAATTTGGGGCGTAGGATGGGAACTCCTGGGGGTGGCGCGGTCGGGGTTCCCAGCGGCCAAACAGTGAGGTAGCTATGGCAAGACGTGAAGACCGAGTAGATGTTCTGAATAACGCCATTGTCCAGGCTGGCGAGATGGCGTTTCGCATTGTGCAGCGGCTCGCTGAGAACCAGCCTAATCCAGTCGGTAGGACGCCTGAGCGGACTCCCAAAAGGATTACGGTGGAGGATATCCAGCGCATGAGCAGGGGAGAGTAGCATGAGGTCAAGGCATCCGTGTGATTGTAGCGAACTCATGCTGAGTGAAGGTGATTGTTTTCACGGCGAACTAAAATATGTACGCACGCTCTCGGACATGACCGTCATTGCGAAAAATAGCCAGGGCCATATTCGCCTCATGCTGCCCTATGAAGTAAAGCAGTAGAACACCTAAGAGGAGCAGATCATGCCACATTTGGGTACCATTGAACCGGGCGGCACCTCGGGTGCCCTCAACACGAGAGCAAAGGTATTTCATAAGTACCATGAGGGTGGCTATACCGACCTAACCGACGCCCAGGTAGACCTGACGATCCTTTACATGGGCCAGGGCGCTTCTACGTTCGACGCGCAGCAGAGCGCGGTTATGGATTTGATAGCGTAT